AAAATCGTTTTCATCGACCGATTTTCAATTTTCGGTCGAGTACAAACACAAAAAACATCTCTATGTTTAACATAGAGAAAAAGTAGCTAAAATGCCTATATATAAAGCGACTAGCTACTTCGTGATGTATTTTTGATGTATTTTTTATAAAATTTTGTTCAGTTTATCCAGCATTTCACGCCTAGATTCGGAATATATATGGGCATAAGTTTTTCTTAATTCACTAACAGAATGGCCCAGCCTTTCTGCGATCAGCTGATCATCTACACCGGCACGAATCAGCAGAGTCGCGTGAGAGTGCCTAAAGCCGTGAGGAGAGATAGACGGAACACCAGCAGCCTGGATGTATCGCTTCAAAGCAACAGCCAGTCTGGGCGCCAGAAGTGGCTTTATATGGCCAAATACAAACCAGGAGGACGAGAACCCGTCCTTCTTTTGTTGCTCGCTATAGCGACGTCTTAAGCAATCTAGAAGGGTATCCTGTAGATCAATATATCTGTTTGAGTTTTTAGATTTAGGTGGAGTAATCTCCCACGGAGCTGATTCCGTTTTTATTGTTAGTGTTTTTGAAATATGCACCCGGCCTCTGCCTAGATCAACATCCGACCATTGGAGGGCAAACATTTCAGATTTACGGACACCAGTGCCATACATAAACATAAAGACATCACGCCAATACGGGTCGTCTACGCAGGATATAAAATAAGTAAAGGTTTCCTGCTCCCAGAACAACAGACTCTGGTCCTTCAGGTTCCGTTTATCTTTCACGATAGGCAAAGATCTGCACGGGTTGACTTCAAGATATCCAAGCCTCACTGAATAGGAAAGAATAACGGAAAGTGTATCTAAAATGCCATTTAAAGTGGGGGCAGCATAAAGCTGACCGTTTGGTTTTTTCTTTTGAAGCAGACGGTTTCTCCACTGATCAAGAACGGGAGTCGTAAGCGCCGTAAGCTTCAGGCTTCCCAAATCATCCTGGATGTGATTTCTATAAGTATGTTCGTGCGTATAGAGAGTGGATCCTTTTACGGACATATTCTCTGCGTTTTTGCAGTATAACTGAAACATTTCATTTAAGGTTATAGAAGGCCGAGCGGTAGTCATTTCCAGACGGAAGGCAAACTCGGCTTCTTTTGCTTCCTTTTTTGTTTTGAAACCTCGACGACAATATCGCTGAGTCTTTCCGGTAATATCTTTACAGGAACCATAGAACATCCAGGTTCCCCTTTTTGTGTCCTTTTGCTGAGCCATAAGAGATTATCTCCTTTTATAATTTCTACGAAAAGCGACTAAAACACCCAACACTTGAACCTGATCATGAAAGTCGGACGTCGAGAAGAGAGTCCCAATCGCATACGGACTAGCAGTACGTAAAGCAATCTGGTTCGTTTCGTTATGCGTAATAATAAAGCGTAGCATGGCTTTACCTTGATACTTCACTAGCATAGGCACACCAGCACGAATAACACCTGTGGCGCGGATCAGGCAGACGTCGCCCTTGATAATATCCGCCTTATACATAGTTTCATCAGGCATAACATAAATATAATCCGCCGTAACATCTGTAGCCGTAGAAGTGAAGACTGACGAGCTATTCGACTTAGATACAGACCCGTCCTCGTCGACCAGGGACAGAAAACGGACAGGCTTTACTGAAGAATCCTCAAAAGCCGCGCTCATCAGATCAAAGGGTTTCAGGTTGAAGCGCTCTGCAATTTTTACAACCATATCAGGCCTTGGCGCTTTAGTGCCAACCTCCCAACACCGTACTGTGTTATAAGAAACACCACAATACTCGGCCAAATCTCTACGACTGACACCAGACTCTTTCATCAGCTCAGGGAGTTTGGAAGATAAAACTTCATTCAATTTACTCATAATTACACCTCCTAGGTTTATATTAATCTTTTAGGTTCAAAAAGTAAATAATAAAAAATACAAAATAATAACCGTAAAAGTTTGACAAAATGCGTTCATAGCTGTAAACTGTAGGCAATTAGGAAAAGAGCTTTTAAGAAAGAAGGGAAAGCAGATGGGATAGAGGAACTCAAAAAGAAAATCGAATTCATGCTCCAGACCATGGATCAGCAGGGCCTTGAACAGGCCTATAAAATCCTACAAAGAATCTGGATCAGACACGGAACACAGCAATAGAACACACACGGAAGAATGCAGGACTTGGAAACAGGTTCTGCGTTTTTCTTTTTATAAAAGACGAGTAACCAATCTAAACAGGATTACTCGTCTTTTTTTTCTACAAGATTATCAATAAGCTGCATTACTAAATTAAATTGATCATTAGGCAGACTGTATAGTTTTTTCATAATCCTAAGAGTGTCAGCATCATAGCCTTTTTCAGCTGCAAGCTCTTCAAGTATGGCGTCCATATCATCTATAAACATTTCACCCTTGCCTTCAGTTAACCAGAAATAATCCACGCAATACTTAGAACATATCAATCTAATAGTTCGATCAGACGCGCCGTTTGTATTTCTTTCAATATTACTAAGCGCCCCTCTTGAAAGACCGATAGGCTTCCCAAAGGCCTCACCCGATAGGCCTAGAGCTTTACGAACTTCTTTAATTCGTTCACCCACTGTTTTCATAAGTGCCTCCTTTCAAAAACAGAATACCACTATAGTTTTAAATTGTAAAGTAACAAAACATTTTTTAAATTTCAGTGTTGACAATTGTAAAGGGACGAGCATATAATGACATCGTAAACTTCAGTTACGAAGCATACGGAGGTGAAAAAAATGAAAGCATCGCAACATCAGGAAATAGAAAAAACAAGCCTAATTCTTTCAGAAAAGATTCCCAAGCTATCTGAAAGTGAAAAAGCCTTTGTAGAGGGAATACTGACAGGCCTACAAATGAATAAGGCTCAACCAGCACCAGCATCCAAGGAACCAGAAAAACAGGAGGAGGTGAAGTAGATGCTGGAAAATATATTTTTCGGATTGCTAAGTATCCTGGGAATAATGATCCTGGTGCCTATCATTTTCGGTCTTGCGATAGGAGCCGTTAGAGGAACTATCAAAGGACTAAAAGAAAAGAGGGTGAACAAATGAAAAAGCTTGAATCTTTTGAAATCCTAGATGGTGGGAAAGGAATCAAGATCAACGACTTAGACCTCAGCGATTATCCGATCACAAGACTCAGAACAGAAGCAACGCCTGGATATCTAGAAATGCATATACATCTCAAATTCAGACTAGGTGCAGCCGATCCTTGGATGTTTGACTCGGTTCTAGAAAAAGATCAAAAGGAAATCGAAAAAGAATATGAGAGGGAAAACCCGTACAAGATTGAAGAATCAGAAGAAAAGAAAAAAGGGACTAAGCCCTTCTTCAAGAAAAAGTAATTAAGGAAGCTTACTAGAAAAATACTGAATCAACAGATCACGAACAAAACGTTTTGTGGCGTAAAGAAATTTCTTAAGACCGGAAGTATTCAATTCTTTTAAGTAAGCAGAACCCGCAGGAGTAAGGAAAGAAGCTATGTAATCAGTAGAAGCAAGATATTTATTCACTTCACCACTAATATAGCCACGACGAAACAATTCCTTCAAATGATTTCTGACATCATACGAAGAAAAGCCGTCGAAAGTTAACTCCGACAGATTCACGGGTTCAGGGCTTGCTTCCACTGCAGATAGAAGCAACCGAACTAAATTCTGATTTAGCTTCAAATGGTTAACCTCCTTTCATAGGAGATTGTATCACGAAAGGAGAAAAGAGAAATGGAACACAAATCAACAGGCGCAGAGCTTCCAGACTTTGCGGAAGGTATCAACCTTCACGGAGAAAGACTAAGACTGGAAGCCTTCTATGCAGAACAAAAAAGAATCAGAAAACAGAAATTCAGATCTGGACTGGTAACAGCCCTAAGCATGGCGCTCATAATCCTGATCATATCGCTAAGCGTAGCAATTTGGATCATGATCTATCAAATGCTTTATTAAAGGAGGTGGTGAGCTTTGCAAGTAGAAAACCTAGCAGCCTACAGATACGAGATGATGGAAAAGGGATACATGAACAAATCCGAACTATCAAAGTTTCTAGGTTGCGGAAGGAAAAAGGGAAGCAAGATCTTCCAGAAAATCATGGAAGACATAAAAAAAGAAGGTCTAGAAAATATCGACAGCAATATTATTCTAACCAAGCGTGCTGTTCAGTATCTAGGCCTCACACAAAAGAATATCGTAGAATCCTACGAGCGTTCTATAAAAAAAGGCTAGAAGACCTCGTTCGAAAACGAATAAGGCTCTAGCAATAGAACACGCTTATATTATACAGCACGTGTTCAAAAATACAAGGAGGAAAAAGAAAGAATGAATTTAGACGAAGCAATTGCCCGCACAAAAGAAGCATCTGAAAGTCAACGCCTAGGAGAACTTGGCAGAGAAACCGCTTTGCAGCTTGCAGCATGGCTGGAGGAATTGAAACAGTATAAAGAACAGAATCAGCCTGAAACTAATCTAGATCATTTCCAACAAGAAGTTCTAGAAAAAGGCCTGTGGAATTTAGCGGTAGTCAAAGGAAGACCTGAACGATGTGATCGTACTAAATGCATTGACTGCGAACTTAGCAAAGACCGATCAAGAGGATGTCATGCAAAGGTAATGGATTGGCTAAAGCAGCCCCGTAAAGCCCCCGCAATTAAACTAACTAACTTTGAAATCGATTTATTACAAAGCTGTTCACAAGGCTATTCGCCCGAATATCAGTTCAAAAATATAAATTCTTTAACCGAGATGAGAAAAAAGGGGTATTTCAAGGGCGTTGATAGGAATGCAAAGATTGAAGATATCCTAGCAAATAGCGAAATAAAAGAGGAGGAATAAACATGATCACTATTGAAAAACAAAAACCAGCAAAGGAAGCATTGGAGCTTTTCACGGTAACTGTTGTACTGAAATCGGACGTTGGAGACAGCGTGCAAATGGGGACAAAGATTCAAGGACACGTAGCAGAAATAGAGACCTTTCTTGAAGCGACGGGTGTCAATCCAGAGGAGTATAAATTAATTCTAAAACACGCTGCAGATGTCACGCTTCAGGATTTTATGCAGCAGGTAGTAAATCTAAGCAAAAGCATAAAAGGCGCAAAAATGGAACTCATGCCTTGGAGTGATTCAAATGAAAATCATAGTTGATGAAATCGATCCGCAAGACTGCCCGTTTTATATTAGACAGGATTGGAATAATCACGGTTTACCTATTGATTATTATGAGGGGTGTTGCCGATTAAGTGCTGAACCGTGGGGAGGTATACTTCAACACGATGAATGCTACGCAGAAAACGGCCTTGGATGTCCTTTCTGCATTACATGTGACGAATTTAAAAGAAGAGTGGGTTAACACCAAATAAAAATAAGGAGGAAAAATAAATGACTTTTGATGAATTTTTAGGAAGATACGAGGAAGCGTTGAAAAAGAAACCAGAGGAAGAACGCGAAAAATTTAAAGCTGCATTATTTAATACATACAAGGAGCTTTATAACGACAATTCAGAAAACAAGGAGGAAAAATAGATGTATTACCAACTAACATTGCAATTCGCAACAAGCGAAATCGACGACGCTAAAAAAGTGTTGGAGCTAGCCAAAGAGCTAGACCTAAAGCGTGCAGGACTAGAGGAAAAACTGCCTGAGCCTGAAGACTTCCCATGGGAAGAAGAAACACCAAAACAAGCAGCACCAAAGCAGGAGGAGCTTACAATTCCAAGAGCCAAAGACTGGGTGCCAATGGATGAGCCTACACCGGAACCAGTAAAGCCAATGCCTAAACCTGATCCGACTGCAGAACCAATTACATTGAAAGATTTACAGAAAGCAGGCGTCGCCTTTGCCAAAGAAAAAGGCATGGCCGTACTTAAGGTATTCCTAACTCAGATGGGTGCAAGCAAGATCAGCGACATTCCTAAAGAGAAATATCAGGAAGCCTGGGAGGCACTACATGCCTAGCCAACACGCTATCCTTTCTGCAAGTGGTGCCGACAGATGGATTCACTGCCACCCTTCCGCAAGACTTGAGGAGCCTATTGAAGAAAAGCCAAGCGTCTACGCAGCGGAAGGAACAGAGGCTCACAGTGTAGCCGAAAAGAAACTTCGTAACTGGATCGAGGGACATCCACGAAGAAAAGTAAAAGCTGCAACAGGAGAAATGGACGAGGCTACAAACTTCTATAAGGACTATGTTCTAGAGGTATACAACAAAGAGAAAAAGAAAAGTGATATCGCGGATCTTTTTATCGAGGTACAAGTTGATTTGACTCCATGGATTCCGGAAGGATTCGGAACAAGCGATGCTGTAATCGTAAGTGATCACACGCTCCACGTTATCGATTTTAAATACGGAGAAGGTGTCAAGGTAAATGCCCCACACAATCCGCAGCTTACCATTTACGCCGCAGGAGTTATGGCCCTATACGACTGCCTATACAATTTTGAAAAGGTTCAGCTTCATATCGTACAGCCTAGACGTGACCACATCAGCACCTGGGAACTTACTACGCAAGAACTAGCCGACTGGATGGAAAATGTAGTCAAGCCTGCAGCTATCGAAGCCTGGAACGGAGAAGGAGAACGGCAAGCCGGAGACTGGTGCAAGTTCTGCAGGGCAAAGGGAAACTGTAACGCACGCGCTGCCAGGATGAAAGCAATCGACGAAAGATATCAGCGCATGTGCGGAATGCTTCTAACAGATCAGCAAATCGCGGAGCTTTTGCCAGAACTACCTGGACTTATCGACTGGGCCAAAGAGGTACAAGAGTTCGCACTGGATCAGGCGCTAAAAGGAACACACTACGAAGGATATAAAGTTGTAGAAGGAACAAGCAAAAGAAAGATTACAGACGAGTCTAAGGCATCTGAAGCTTTACAGAACGCAGGATTCGACTACAACCAGATCATGACGCAGCCAAAGCTTCAGACTATCACGAATCTAGAAAAATTAGTCGGAAAGAAAGACTTCGCAGAAATCGTTGGTGAATATATCGAGAAACCACAAGGAAAACCAACACTGGTGCCAGTAAGCGACAAGTGTCCCGCATTTGGAGCAGTAACAAATGACTTCAAAGACGGAATTGATTAAAGATTTGGATGAAAAAATGGTCCGCATCCGAGCCGAGATTCGAAACAGTAAACCAGGACCACACAGAAACGATCTAAAGCGACAGCTTAAAAACGTAATGCGACAAAGAGTAAAACTAGGAGGAACAGAAAGATGTCTACAGTTAAAACAAAATTAGTGAGATTCGTATACTGCCACTTGGCAGAACCACACGCCTTTGCAGAGGGCCAGGACACCAAATATAGCGTGAATGTATTAATTGACAAGGACGACAAAGAAACACTTAACCGAATCCTTAAGGGATACCAGGAAGCCGTTCAAGACGGAGTAGAAGACTACGGCGCTTCTTTCAAAGCAAAAGCGACACCGCTAAAAAGAGAGCCTGGAAGCACACGCGGTTTATTGGTTGACTGCGACGCGGATGAAAGATACAGTGCGCCAGAGTTCAAGAACAAATACATGCTAGCGGTAAAGAGTAATAATCCTGTATCAGTTGGATACCGCAAGAACGGAGTAACATACGCCTATAGCGACAAGAACGCAATTCTGGAAGATGTATATAGTGGATGCTATGGAGCTGTAAGCTTTAACTTCTATCCATTCAACAAAGTCGGAACAGGAATCGCGGCTGGCCTTAACAGCGTTTTAAAAGTAAAAGACGGAGAGCCGTTAGGAGGACACTCAAGTGTAACCGCAGACTTCGGCGACGCTTCTGAGTTTGATGAGGAAACCGGAAGCGACGACCTAAGTGCCTTATTGTAAAAAGCCCATACTGCATATCGACCTGGAGACCTACTCCAGCGTCGACCTTGCAGCCTGCGGGGTTTATAAATACGCAGAGAGTTTAGATTTCAAAATACTTCTATTCGGATACGCCTGGGGCAATGATCCAGTAGAAGTTTTAAATTTAATGGAAGAAGATCTGCCTTTTTCTTTAGTATCAGCACTAGCAGACGAAAACATAACGAAGGTGGCACACAACGCAAACTTCGAACGAGTATGCCTAACCAGATACGTCAAGGAGTACGCAAAGCGAAATACTCTAGGAGACGCCATGAAAAAGAAACTAACAGAGGATGAATTCCTTCCACCAGAGCAATGGAAAGATACTATGATCATGGCCGCAGAGAACGGCTACCCTTCAAGCTTAGGACAACTAGGACCAGCATTAGGAATTGAAGAAGATAAGGTGAAACTGGCTACCGGTAAAAGACTGATCCAGTATTTCTGCAAGCCTTGCAAACCAACAAAAGCCAACGGCGGAAGATGGAAGAACCTACCTGAGCACGACCCGGAGAAATGGAACCTTTTTATAGAATACAACCGAAGAGACGTGGAAGCTGAGCAAGCGATTTATACCAAGCTAAATAACTTGGTACCCGTATCCGATCAGGAATGGGAAAACTGGCACAGAGACCAGAGGATAAACGACAGAGGAATTCACGTAGATACGCAGATCATAAAAAACGTGCAGTCCTACAGTCTAGATCATGGAATGGCACTCATGGATGAAGCAAGATACATCACAGGCCTAGAAAATCCGCAAAGCGTAGCACAACTAAAAAAATGGATCCTTGACCAGGAAGGACATGAAATTGAAAGCCTGAACAAGGAAGCCGTGAAAGACCTTCTAAAAGGCACACTAAGGACAGAAACAAGAAGAGCCCTAGAGATACGCCAGGAGCTCGGAAAAACAAGCGTCAAGAAATACGACGCCTTCCAGAGAGCGTGCGGAGATGGTGACCGCATCAGGGGAACCTTCCAATTCTTCGGAGGCAGAACCGGAAGATGGGCCGGACGCTTGATCCAACCGCAGAACTTCCCAAGGCCTAGCTTTGACGAGGTAGACGAACCAAGAACACTCGTGAAGGAAGGCAACTTCGAACTTTTAGAGCTCATCTATCCAAGCATGAACGATGTATTCGCTACGATTCTAAGAACCGTAATCACACCACCCGAAGGCAGCAGCTTTATAGTAGCCGACTACTCAGCCATAGAAGCTCGCGTGATTGCCTGGCTAACAAGAACAACATGGCGCCAGGAGGTATTCAAGAACGGTGGAGACATCTACTGTGCATCAGCTAGCCAGATGTTCGGGGTGCCTGTAGAAAAGCACGGAATCAATGGACATCTAAGACAAAAGGGAAAGATTGCCGAACTTGCCCTCGGATACGGAGGTGGAACGGCAGCACTGGAAGCCTTCGGAGCTAGTAAGATGGGGCTAAGCCCAGAACAGCAGCATGAGATTGTAATCAAATGGAGACAAGCCTCGCCACGTATCAAGGACTTCTGGTACTTACTAGGCAGAGCCTTCGAGGATGCAATCACAGACGGCAAAGTCACGACCCTAGACCGAAATATGAAGGTTTTCAAGGGCGGCAGTAACGTCTATATATCTTTACCCAACGGGCGCATTTTAGGTTACGTTACACCACGAATCAAGGATGGCCAGGTATCTTTTTTAGGATTGAACCAGACAACACGAAAGTGGGAGTGGACTAACACCTGGGGAGGGAAACTAACAGAAAACGTAGTACAAGCAATCGCTCGAGACTGCCTATGCGAGACGTTAAAAGGCTGCGACGAGATCGGAGCTAAAACAATCATGCACGTTCATGATGAAGTAATCTGCGAAGTACCGACGGAAGAAAAAGAAATAAAGTTCAAACAACTGCTAGACGTAATGGCTAAGCCGATCAGTTGGGCGCCAGACTTAATTCTAGTAGGAGACGGATTTATATCCGATTATTACAAGAAGGACTAAAAATGAAAATAGATAAGCAAGATTTAATTATAGCCTTGATCTATATCACAGCAGCGCTGATCATTCTAAGCATTTTGAAGGAAGTGTTCGGCTTAGATATAGCACAAGCACCAAGGCTAGGAGGATAGAACATGAGTATTAAATGGACACAGCAGGAGGACAACCTTCTAAAGCAGCTAGACGCCCTGGGTTATAGCAGCTCAAAGATTTATAAAGAATATGGCTCAATACTAAAGAACCGAAGTCAAAACGCTATAGCCCTTCGTCTAAGCTATCTACACAAACCACCCGAAGAAAGACGGAAGGAAGACATGGCCAGCTTCGACAATGCGGACATGCTAGAAAAAGCAATCAACCAGGCCGCAGACCGTATCTGCAACCGCCTGGACAATATCGCAAACGCTCTAGCTGTAATCTGCAAAGATATGGAAAGCGGTACAGAGGACGCCAGCAAGCACGCTGAACGCACTACAAAGCTTCTAGAAGAGATCAAGGCCAATGGGACACTCCAGCAAGGAACACTGCAAAGTATCAAACACGAGCTTCAGAAAGTGGCCTATCGGGGAAATAAGAAATGGAATATGAAATGAAAAGAAAGCAGAGAATCTTTTATATTCTAGCGGAAGAATAGACAGGAGGCTGAAGGATGTGCAAATAGCAACCTGCAAAAACAGAAAACAAAAGCAATATTTCAACCAGGAAATGTCCTGGAAGGAATTCACAAAAAAACTTCTCTTCACAACCAGAACAAAAGAAACGGTGGAAGAGTACAAAAACATGACGAAGGACCAGCAGTCCAATATCAAGGATGTCGGTGGATTCGTAGCCGGAGAACTAAAGGACGGCAGACGAAACAATCAAAGCGTTCTATCAAGAAGTATGATCACATTGGATGCTGACTTCGCAGACAAAGACTTTTTAGACTTGATCCGAATAACGTGCGACTTTTGCAGCGTGATCTACTCAACGCATAAGCACACACCGGAAAAGCCAAAATACAGATGGATCTTGCCCCTACAAAGAGGAGTATCACCGGAAGAGTACGAAGCAATCGCTCGAAGGATTGCAAGTACAATCGGAATGGAATACTTCGACGACACGACCTACCAGCCAGCACGAATGATGTTCTGGCCTAGTACAAGTAAGGACGGAGAATACATCTGTGAACAACTAGGAAACAGGAATGAGTACCTGAATCCGGATGAGATCCTGGCGCAGTACAGAGACTGGCATGACATCAGCTACTGGCCTCGCTCTAACAGAGAGACAGAACTGCATCACAGCGACATTAGACACCAGGAAGACCCTTTATCTAAGTCCGGATGGATTGGCGCTTTCTGCAGGGCCTACACGATTCAAGAAGCGATTGAGACATTTATTCCAGAGGAATACACGCCGACAGAGGACCCGAACCGGTGGACCTATACGAACGGATCAACAGCTGGAGGCCTAGTTATATATGACGATAAGTACGCTTACAGCAATCACAACACAGACCCGACAGGGCAGCAGCTATGCAATGCCTATGACCTTGTAAGGATACATAAGTGGCCAGACGATCCAGCAAGCACAGAACACATGCTCGAACTAATGGAACACGATGAGGGCACCAGGAAGCAGCTTATAGATGACAAGAAAGAGCAGATTCACGAGGACTGGGACGATTTCAAGGACGACACCGCGAGGGGTTCGCAAGGAGTAGAAGACAGTAAAGAAGAAGTAAACGAGGACTGGCTGAATGCCATGGACATGGACAAGAAGGGAAACTTCAAGCCCACGACAGACAACATAGTCCGCATACTTTTAAATGATCCAAAACTTAAAAACGGAGTTGGAGGAAACGACCTATTCGCGCAGAAACCCGTCAAGAAGGGAAACCTGCCCTGGTGGAACTACAACCCAAGCGACCCGACATGGACGGATACGGACGACGCAAGCTTCAGATACTATCTGGAAAAGAAATACAACATTGTCGCAAAAGGAAAAGTAGACGACGCTATAGCCTATGTTCAGGAGAGAAACAGCTTTCACCCAGTACGAGACTATCTAGACACACTAGAATGGGACGGCATACCAAGACTAGACACTCTATTTATAGACTATCTAGGAAGCGAGGACTCAGAGTACAGCAGAGCGGTCGCAAGGAAAGCTTTTACCGCAGCCGTGGCCAGAATCTACACACCAGGATGCAAAATGGACTATATGCCGGTACTCGTAGGACATCAGGGAATCGGAAAGAGCCACATGCTAAGCATCATGGGCGGAGACTGGTTCTCAGATTCAATCACAACAATTTCAGGAAAAGAAGGATACGAAGCCCTGCATGGATCATGGGTTATTGAATGGTCCGAATTATCCGCAGCCAGAAAAGCAGATATCGAGTCCATGAAGCAGTTTATAAGTAAAAGGGACGACAGATACAGAAAAGCATACGCAAGAAGGGTTACTGATAATCCAAGACAGTGTGTGTTTTTCGGAACTACAAATGATGATGAATTCCTAAGAGACTACACAGGAAACCGAAGATTCTGGCCGATCAACACGGATATATCAAAAGCGAAGAAGGTCGTGTTTGATGATCTGCCAAAAGAACGGGACCAGATCTGGGCTGAAGCCAAGCAAAGATTCAAGGACGGAGAAAAGCTATTCCTTCAGGGCGAAGCTTTGACCGGAGCCGAACAGATGCAAAAGGAGCACACGTTTACCAGTGTCCGAGAGGACATGGTCCGGGATTATCTAGATAGAAAGCTACCAGAGGGCTGGAAAGATATGGATTTATACGCCAGAACTCAATGGCTAGAGGACCCAAAAAACGAGGGGGAAGACATCAGAGACTGCGTAAGTTTACTCGAAATCTGGTGCGAAGTTTTAAATGGTGCAAAGAATAAATTTACACCCGTGGACCAGAGAGAACTCAAGGCGATCATGGAAAGTTTAGGGTGGAATAAGGGACCGGCGCCAAGACAAAGGGGAGCCTGTTATGGCAAACAACGGGTTTATTTGAATCCTAAGTTCACATGGGAAAACAGGAACCATATTTAGGTAACGCTGGAAACGGCTGTAAAAAAATACAAGGCAACCAAGGAAACGGATGTGGAAACGCTAAAATCATAGAGTGTTTCCAGGGAATCACCGCATAAAATAAGGCTTTCTAAGCTATTGGAAACGGTAGAAACAGAAATATTACTAACTTAATGAATATATATAATATAGCGTAATACAGTACATGTGTACGTATATGCGCGCGAGAAAATATAGTATATATAGTATATATATATAAAGAGTTTGAAAGGCGTTTCCGCACGTATCCGTTTCCAGAGCCAAAAATCAACTAGAAAAGGAGACACAGAAATGGAAAGAAATCACATCAGAACATATCGAGGTTTTATGGTAGAAATAGACGCAAGAGTCAACCAGGCAACAATGGACCGATATGGTATCCAAAATCAGAGCCTGGTCGCTATGGAAGAACTATCAGAACTGCAAAAGGCTGTATCTAAACTGGTACGCTATCCAGAAGAAAGAACAAAGCCTTTTGATTTCAAAGGACTAAGAAATAACCTGATCGAAGAAAGAACAAAGCCTTTTGATTTCAAAGGACTAAGAAATAACCTGATCGAAGAAATGGCGGATGTATTGATTTGTATGGATCAGCTTATCGAGTATTATCAAATCGAAAGACATGAGATTCAAGAACTTATTCAAGCAAAACAGGAAAGACAAGCTAAAAGGCTAGAAGAGGAATAAAACATGAAAGAAAATAGAATGTATATCAAGTGCGACCGATGCGGAAAAGAAACATCAGTCGGAATCGAAAAGAGCAAGATTGAAAACGGAAAAACAATCGAAACCTGGAAAGGACTTCCAGAGGGCTGGATTACAACAATTGACAACAAAGATTTGTGTCCAGAATGCGCCGAGCGGTACCGCGAACTTCAAAAGAAGTTCTTCCAGAAATGATAGAAAATCAAGTTGAACAATACCTGATCAAAAAGGTATCAGCATTAGGCGGTAAAGCCTGGAAGTTTGTAAGCCCAGGAAACGCAGGCGTGCCAGATAGACTGATCACATATAATTCAAAGGCTTTCTTTGTAGAAGTAAAAAGGCCAGGCGGTAAGCCTAGAGCCCTACAAAAAGCCACAGTAGCCCAAATACGGGCAACAGGTATGAAAGTATACTGCATCAGCACAAAAGCCCAGGTGGACGAATTAACGAACCTGTTGAAACTAGGAATCATACCGGAGGAGAAAAGATTTGACAGAATTTAGACCACACAGCTATCAAAAGAGGGCTATCAACTTCGGACTGGATCATAAGAAGTGCGGCCTTCTTCTCCCTATGGGAGCCGGAAAGACAGTAACCACACTAACGATCATCAGCCTTCTAAAACTAATCGACATAGAAAAAGTTCTAATCATAGGCCCTGTGCGCGTAATAAAAAGCACGTGGCCGGAAGAAATAGAAAAGTGGAGTCACACTAAGGACTTGAGCTATTCAATCATAGCAGGCACTCCAAAGCAACGTGAGAAAGCATTGCAACAAAAGGCAGACATTTATCTCATAGGCAAAGAGAACGTTACCTGGCTAGTAGACAATAAATACTTTGACTTCGACATGGTAGTGATTGATGAACTATCAACTTTCAAGAATCCAAAAAGCCAGAGGTTCAGAGCCCTAAGAAAAGTTATGCCACTAGCTGACAGATTTATAGGCCTAACCGGAACACCAGCCCCGAAAGGAATCCCGGACCTTTGGAGCCAGATATATTTGATCGATCAGGGAGAAAGATTAGGTCGAACGCTAACTCAGTTTCGAGAAAGATATCTAATTCCAGGAAGAAGAAACGGGATGATCGTATACGATTGGAAGCCAAGACCAGACGCAGAGGAAAAAATATACAAGAAAATAGGTGACGTATGCATGAGCCTGGATCAGGCAGACTGTGCCAAACTTCCACCGGTTCAGTACCTAAAAAAATCAATCAAGCTACCACAAAAAGCAATGACAGAATACCACGCTTTCAAACGTGAGAAGGTTCTGGAACTAGATAACAACGAATCACTGCTAGCAGCCAACGCTGGAGTGCTATGTGGTCAGCTGCTACAAATGACATCAGGAGAAATCTATAAACGTGATCAGCTAGGAAATAAGCTCGAAGAAGTAGCAACCCTTCATGCGGCTAAACTTGAGGCACTAGACGACTTGATCGAATCCGCGAACCAGAATCCGGTGATGGTGTTTTACTATTTCAAACACGAACTAAAACGAATCAAGGAACATCTGAAGAAACAGAAACTGGAAGTCCGCAGCCTTGAGAACGAAGACGACGTTCGAGACTGGAACGACGGAAAGATAGACGTGCTGCTTTTGCATCCAGCAAGCGCAGGACACGGGCTTAACCTTCAACGTGGTGGACATATCGCAATCTGGTACACACTTCCAAACTGGAACCTTGAACTGTATCAGCAGGCAAATGCCAGAATCTACAGACAAGGACAGAAACAAAACGTGACAATTTATCAGATCGTAGCTAGAGGCACAGTAGACGAGGACATGCTGGATGCACTAGAACACAAGAACATAACACAAAAAGCCTTAATCGAAGCTTTAAGGAGGTAAAACATGACTTATGATGAATTAATTCCAGAACTAAAAACGGTGCGCTACTGCTGCCACCGTTTGATTGAACTGAATCAGGAATTGGAAGTACTAAACCACCAGACAACAGGTCTTGCAAAGTCTGGAGGGATCGAACTGACCGCAGAACAGAAAAAAAGCAAGTGGCCTATGCCGACATATCAGCATCAGTACCACAGCCCGCTCGGGTTATTTGAAGAGATATCAGCCAAAGAACAAGAACTGCATCACTTCCAGAAAAGACTGACGGACCTAAGATGGACAGAACTTCTAGACTTGCAAGATCAGAATATTCTATGGGATCTGTACATTCATAGAATCAAGGCCGTGGATGTAGCTGAGAAATACGGATACACAAGACAAGGAATGTATAAACACCTAATGGCAGAGGTAAAAAATCTGACAAAAGACTGAAGAGTTTACACTGTAAACCGCTTTCGGGTGGTATATTAGTACTTGTAAAAGAGGACCGGTAGAAAAAGGCCCTCTTTTCTTTTACCCGGAGCGTCCTCCTTTCCAAAAACGAGTGCTTTCCAGACAACGTCAAACGTCAGCTACGACAAATCATGGACATTAATTTTATTTTCAGCGCTCCGGGTAATCATAGACAACAAAGAAGCCTTAGAAGCTAAACAGGATAGACCTCTCATTGGAGAGAACCCTGAGCTGCTAACGCTTCTTTTTTAATACAACAGAGGTGAACACACATGAACATTACAGACATAAGAACATGCGACCTGAAGCCTTACGAGAACAACCCACGACTCAACGAAGATGCCGTCGATTTAGTCGCAGCATCTATAGACGAGTTCGGATTCAAGCAACCAATTGTGGTGGATAAAGACCTGATCATCATTGCAGGACACACGAGATGGAAGGCAGCACAAAAGCTAGGCCTTGAGACTGTCCCATGCATCCAGGCCGACGATCTAACGCCAGCACAGGTGAAAGCCTACCGATTGGCAGACAACAAAGTCGCGGAAGCAGCACAATGGGACCTTGACGCTTTACAGTTTGAACTGGAAGAGCTAGACAACATGGACTTCGATATGGAGCCTTTCGGATTTGAAACGGAAACATTCGACGAACAAATCGCAGAGGACGACAACTTCGAGCCAGAGATTCCGGAAGAACCAACAACCAAAAGAGGACAATGCTGGATGCTAGGAAGGCACAGATTGATGGTCGGAGACAGTACCAAGCGCCAGGATGTAGAAAAGCTTTGCAGCGACGCTACTATGGATATGGTCGTAACTGATCCACCGTATAACGTAGCACTAGGACAGCATATGAGACCTTCAGAGGCTAAGCAGCTACATCGAAGAACCGACGGCCTGGTCATTGATAACGATTCATGGGAAGACGACGAGGGCTTTATCGAGTTTTTAAAAGTAGCCTTCGAGAACATGACAGAACAGCTCAAGGCAGGCGGGGCCTTTTACATTTGGTACGCATCTACACAGAGTAAGAACTTTCTGGAAGCAGCCGAACGTGCAGGCCTAAACATCCGACAAACATTGATCTGGAACAAGAACACATTCGCACTGGGTCGCCAGGACTACCAGTGGAAACACGAGCCATGCCTTTACGGATGGAAAGATGGCGCAGCCCATTACTTCGTCAACACTAGAAACCTTGTAACCGTACTCGAAGACACAGAGAGCCTGGACATTGACAGCATGAAGAAGGACGAGCTTAAAGACCTTCTAAAATCAATCCTGGGGGGGGTGCAAGGACACAACGATTCTGGACGAGAAGAAGCCCACGAAATCGGATCTGCATCCAACCATGAAACCAATTCCACTGATTGCAAGGCAGATCAAGAACAGCAGCCGAACTGGAGAAAACGTGCTGGACCTATTCGGAGGTTCAGGCTCCACGCTTATGGCTTGCGAACAGCTAGGACGGAGGTGCTTCATGATGGAGTATGATCCACACTATGCCGATGTAATTATCAAGCGCTGGGAAGATTACACCGGAGAACAGGCGGAGCTGATATCAGATGCCTGCTAAGGGATTAGCTGGACGTACAAAAAGCGAAGCGGCCAGACAGCGCAAAGACCCTATGCAAAACCTGAAGCCTTTCACGAAAGAGAATGCGGCAGAGATGGGACGCAAGGGCGGAGCCGCAAGCCAGAAAGTCCAGAAAAAGAAAAAGAAGCTAAAACAATGCCTGGCCGCAATCCTAGAATTGGAGCCAAGCGAAAGAAACAAAGAAAAGCTGATCGACATGGGATTAGAAGATGATGAGCTCAGCAATCAAATGCTTTTAGCCGCAACCATGTTCAATAAAGCCACACGCGGAGACGTACGGGCTGCAGAATTCATTCGAGACCTTACAGGACAGCAACCTGTTACAAGCCTAGACAGAGCCAGAACGAAGCTAATGAATGCACAGGCTGAACAGATCAAGAGACAAGGCGACCCTTCTAAAGAGATTACGAAACTGGATCTTTTATTAAAAGCTATGGACACAGTAGCCGGAGACGATAGTGGAACTAACTGAGAAACAGAAAGAGTTCTGGAATCATAAACCAAGCCGCTGGAACATAAAAGAGGGGGCTACACGTAGCGGAAAGACATGGCTGGACTATTACATCATCCCGAAACGGATTCGAGCTATAGAGGGCCTTCCAGGCCACGTGTTCCTCATAGGAAACACCAAGTCGACACTTGAAAGAAACGTTCTAGAACCCATGCGAGAACTATACGGGCCAGAACTAGTTGGAAGAGTAAGACCCGATAACACGGTAAAGCTTTTCGGACGTAACTGCTACGCGATAGGCGCAGACAAAGAAAGCCAGGTTACAAAGATACAAGGGGCCTCAGTAGCGTACTGCTACGGGGATGAAGTCGTAACCTGGAATAAGAAAGTATTTGACATGCTAAAGTCCCGTCTAGATAAACCATATAGCTGTTTTGACGGAACATGCAACCCGGACAACAAGAACCATTGGTTTTTAAAGTTTTTAGAATCAGGAGCCGACATCTTCCGACAGAAATACACGATTGAAGACAACCCGTTTCTGCCGCAGGAATTCGTGGAAAACTTGAAACTCGAATATCGAGGGACAGTCCTATACAACAGATACATACTTGGAGAATGGTGCAACGCGGAAGGGCTACTCTTTCCACAGTTTGCAGACAATCCAGACGAGTGGGAAGTCAAAGGAGAACTCCCACTTTTTAACATGATCAACATAGGCCTGGACATAGGTGGAACGCGCTCTCACAGTAGCCTGATCGTAACAGGAATCACGGCAGACCTTTCTGAGATTGTAACCTTTGCAGAACGTAAAGTCGTACATGCTAAAGGAACTATAGACGCCGAAAGACTTTGCACAGAGACAGTCGACCTGATCAGAGCTTTATGGATTCAAGGATTCGTGGTATCAAGCGTTTTTGTAGATAACGCCGAACAGGTAATTCTGAACAGTATACGAGTAGCCGTACAAAGGGCAGGCTTCCCAACCAATGTGATGGATTGCCGCAAGATAGACGGAAAGACAAGGATTCTGACCTACAACATGCTGCTGAACCGACACAAGATGAAGTTCCAGGCGGTACCTATGGTGGTCGAAAGCTTGAGCACAGCCCTATACAATACAAAATCGAAGGAAGACAAAATTCTGGATGACTTCACAACCGACGTCGATACATTCGATGCCCATTTTTACAGTTGGTCGACATTTATGGACCTGATCACAGGAAGGAGTACTTAAATGAAAGTTTTATTCACAATACTAAAGGACTTAGGATATCCTGTGAGCCAGGAAGTCCAAGACTATTACAATAAGATTCAATTCTGGAACGATTGGTGGAAAGGCTACGTTCAAGATTTTCATAAATACGAGATCAAGAACGAAAACGGAAACAGCAGACAAGTAAAACGTAAGCAAATGCGAATGGCTAAGAAAATCTGCGAAGACTGGGCCGATTTACTTTTGAATGATAAAACCAGAATCCTGGTAGAGTGTGATGACCACGGAACGAGCATCACGCAAGAATTTTTGACCGGAGACAAAGAGGACCAGAACGGCGGAGTTTTAGGAAACAGCAAGTTCTGGAAGCTAGGAAACAAAGCGGTCGAAAGAGAATTCGCACAAGGGACCGTGTGCTTCTATCTGCAGCTTGTAAATCCAACAGTAAACAAAGGACAGCTTAGTGCCCAGAGCGTACAAATCAAAGCTATCAAGGATGCACAGAAAATAGTGCCGTTGACCTACGACGAGGAAGACATAACCGAAATTGCACTGGCTAGTGAGTACACACAAAACGGGGAGCGTTTCATGTACATCCAGGTCTTCAAGCAAGAGCAAGAAGGCTACCAAATCTACAACCATTACTTCAAAATCAACAACGTGGCAGGAGACGCTGTAGGCTATGAAAGAGTATCAGCACCAAATGGCGAAGCAATCAGTTACAAGCTACCTTGCAAACCTTTTGTGATCTTAAAGCCTAATATCGAAAACAACATTGCAGACGTACCACTGGGGATGTCAATCTACGCAAACGCAATCGACATGCTGGAAAGCTGCGACTTGGCATACGACAACTTATTCATGGATACTTTGCTAGGAAAGAAAAAGGTTTTCATGGATCAGGCGTTATTCAGCATGAAGCCAACAGCCTACGCGATAAACGATAAAGGTGAACGAGTACCAGTAAGGCAAGAACCAGACGTCGGTGCAACTTTGGAGAAATCCCTATATGTAAGTACAGGAACACAAGTAAGCCCAGACAAGCCGCGACTTTTTGAGGAATACAATCCCAGCCTTCGAGTTGACGAGAACAAAGAGAATGTTCAATTTAATTTAAATCTTTTATCAAGTAAATGCGGTCTAGGGCAAAATAGATACCAGTTCAGCATTCAGAACATGACCACAGCAACGCAGGTTCGTGCAAGCAATAAAGAGCTAACAGAAAGCGTCTGGAAGCAACGTATCGCAATCCAGGACGCCCTTACAGAGCTAACGAGATCGATTATCATCCTAGGCAAAGAGAAGTGCCATATATCCGGGCTTGATCCAGACGTTCGCATCACAATTCAATTTGACGACACCATGTTTTCAGATGAGGAAGCAGAACGTTTGAGAATGCTTCAGGAAATCTCGGCCGGCATCCTACAGAAATGGGAATATCGCGTCCGATACTACGGAGAGGACGAACAGACCGCACGCGAGATGACCGGAGAAACAGAGAACCCGGCGGACAGAATTCAAAGTATGTTCTTCCAGCAAGAGGGAACACAAATCGAAGAGGGGCCAGAGGGTGAAGCCTAATGCTAGAACCGAACTACCTGCAGAACGTAGGTGACGACCTAGAAAAGCTGTATCAGGAACTGGCTACAGAAATACTGGTGGACATAGCGGAGCGGATCAAGATGAATCAGGACGCTATGACAAGCACAACGGAGTATTTAAACAACAAACTAAAACAACTCGGTTTGCAGCAAGACTGGATTAACAAAAGACTAGCTGAAATACTTCACACTTCCGAAGAAGAAGTCGACCGGATCATGCAACAGAGTGCTTATAAAAGTATCCGCGATACCTTCGACAGACTAGAGGCTGGAGGATACGACACAAGTGGCTTAGAATTTTCGGATCAGATCAAAAAAGGAACATCAGCACTGTGGGGAGATATCCAGAACCTAACAAGGACCACAGCGCAACTGGCTAGCGACACTTTTATGAGATACTACGACATAGCTTATCTTCAGGTATCAAGCGGAGCTTACTCACTAGATCAAGCAACCGCAAACACAATAGACAAGCTATGCAGAGAAGGCCTAACAAAAGTATCCTATCCAAGCGGTGCTCAACGATCAATCGAGGCGGCCGTTCGATTGGCAGTACGAACCGCAGTAAACCAGAACGCACTGGCTTGCGAGAAATCGGTCATTGATGAGCTAGATATAAATCTAGTACAAACGAGTGCCCACATGGGAGCCAGACCAAGCCACGCAGCCTGGCAAGGCAGAGTGTTCTGGGTAAATCATCCGGAAGGAAATTACGAGAACTTTTATGAGGCCACAGGATACGGAACAGGCGCAGGACTTGGCGGATGGAACTGCAGACATTCCTTCACTGCATACTTTCCAGGAATAAGCGAGGATTACAACAAGCCTGTAAATCCAAGAGAAAATGAAAGAATATACCAGATGGAGCAAAAGCAAAGGTCCTACGAAAGAAACATGAGAAAGTGGGACAGAGAACGACGTGTGAAGGCCGCAGCAGGGCTAGATACGACGAAAGAAGATTACTGGTATAAATACAACAAGATGAGACTGAAGGAGCTTGTGGACGCTTCTAAGGGCCGATTAAAGAGAGACTACTCAGCCGAGAAAATCGGAGGCACAAAAGGCAGACCTTACAAGCCTGTAAGAATACCGAGGAAACAGCTGGACTATAAAGAGACGCATAACGAGGAAAGCCGAAGGTCAATAAACAGAAAAACAACAATTGACAGAAGCTATATAAACTCAAACGAGTATAGAAAAAGCTTTGGATTTTTGAAAGAAGATAAAAGGACGATCACAAAGGTCGCACGAGAAGCAGTGAGGGCGCTGAACCACAGACAAGGAACACTGGGAGAAGATCTGGCATTTATCAATCCTAAAACAGGGCAAGTGCTAAGAAACACGAGTTCACAGCTAAAGAAAAAGACTTACCCTACAACAAAGATGAAAGAAATGGTGCTAAACAATATAGGCCAGGTCATAGCGCTACACAACCACCCAGAAAGCGGAGCGCCGAGTTTAAGTGACCTGAACAATGCTAAAAGATACAAATACGGAATTGTTGTAGGACACAGCGGGATTATATACAAATACACAGTTGACCCAGATAAAAAGTTAGACTATCACCAGATAGACTCCAACCTTGATACTTTAGAAAAAAGTATCTATAATGAAAACGGAGAGGTCATTCTAGATAAAAAGAATCTAGAAAGGATTCTCAAAAGGCTAGAGAACGCAGGAATTAAATTGGAGGTAATAGCAAATGATCACACTTGAAAGCATTATTAAAAAGCTCGGGTTTGACCCTAGAGAAAAAGCACCAGTAGAGATAGAAGACGACTGGACTGTAGACGACACCAGAGTCAACCCTTTTCATGTTTTATCAATCGACGAATTGAATTTTCTATTTGATACGGGTGCCATTAAATAACGGAGGCAAAACATGTCGGAAGACTTCAGAACGATATACAAAATTCTATCAATTCTGCAGAAATCAATGGACTATGAGGTCGTAGACATCCGAAGACTTTCAGTGGATAACCTAGGCATCACAGAACCAAAGAGAAAAGCACTTCTAGGCATGCTACTGAAAAATGGATACGTTGAGGGATTCCAGGTGATCCAATACATAGGAGACCCAACACCAAACATTGAAGGGCTAGAAGGTATCCGAATAACACTGAAGGGTCTAGAATACCTAGAAGAAAACAGCTTGATGCAGAAAGCCGCAAGACTTGCAAAAGGAATTGCGGAAGTACTATAGAACACAACTAAACAAGGACAAGAACCGTGCTAGAAATGGCGCGGTTTTTATTATGCCCTAAGCACGGCATATAAAAGGCTTGAATACCCCTCGGTACGGGATATAAAAGGCCGGACTCGATACTGGAGTGAACCAGATATAAAAAACGCAGGAGGACAAAAATGGAGTTTTTAAAAGAAATCTTAGGGGAAGAATTGTATGCACAGGTTGCAGCTAAGCTAGAAGGAAATAAAACCGTAAAACTAGCAAACCTTGCCTCAGGAGAATACGTCTCGAAAGCAAAATACGAGAGCGACATGCAAGCCAAAGAAACGCGCATTCAAGAGCTTACACAAAGCGTCAAGGATTTTGACGGAGTAGACGTAAAACAACTACAAAAAGACGTCAACGACTGGAAAACAAAATACGATCATGACTTGGAAGAAACAAAACGTGACAGCGCAATTCGTTTAGCTATCGCGAAATCTGGAACCTTATCTGAAAAGGCCTTGATGGGGTTACTAGATAAAGACAAGATCAAGTTTGATAAAGACGGAAAATTAACAGGACTTGACGAACAAATCGAAGCTATCAAGAAAGAGGACAGCTTCTTATTTAAGGCGGCAGAGCCAACAACAAAGCCAAAAGGTAACGATGTAAAACTTGATGGAGATCACGGAGGAAGTCCGAAACCAGAGGCACCAACAACTCTAGCCGGCGCAATTTCAGAATACTATAAAAAATAGGAGGAACTAAAAGATGCCAATTACATTAGAGCAATCAAAAGTCGGTTTAGCCGATCACGTAGACCAGCAGGTCATTGATGAGTTCCGTAGGGACTCTTTTATTTTGGATCGTTTAACTTTCGATAATGCAGTATCACCAGGAACAGGTGGCTCGACATTAACTTATGGCTATTTGCAATTAAAAACACCATCAGTGGCTGAAGGTCGTAAATTGAATAGCGAATACACAGCAGGAGAAGCTGTAAAGACTCAGAAAACTACAAACTTAAAAATCTTTGGTGGAGCTTACGAAGTAGACCGTGTATTAGAAGACACAGCAGCAAGCTCAGAAATTGCATTCCAATTAGCTCAGAAAATCATTGCAGTAAAGAACAAATTTCATTATGACTTCATTAACGGAAAGTCAACAGCCAAAGGAACTGCTGCAACAGATAACACAAGCTTTGACGGTTTGGATACATTAGTAAAGGGAACAAATACGGAAGAGAAAAACGAAGCTGCAGCCTTTGATTTGTCGACAGCAGCAAAGATCAAGGAAAACGCAGATGCCTTCACTTTTGCATTGGATTCTTGGCTATCAACTTTCTCTGTAAAACCAGACGCTTTATTAGTAAACCGCAAGACAGCTACCGTTTTAAAAACAATCGCTAAAATGCAAGGATACTACACAAGATCAGAGAACAGCTTCGGCCAAGGCGTAGACAACTACGACGGAATCGCAATCGTTGACATGGGAGAATACTACAATGGAACTAAATCCGTGATGTGCGTACCTATCGACGACTCAACAGGAACAACAAGCATCTACGCTGCAAAATTCGGATTGGATGCCGTGCACGCTGTAAGTCCACAAGGACAGAAAATCATCCACCAATACATGCCAAACTTAAGCGAACCTGGAGCCGTTAAAAAAGGAGAAGTAGAAATGATTGCTTCTATCGTTTCAAAAGATACAACTAAAGCCGGTGTATTCCGTAATGTACAAGTAGCTCCTGTCGCAGCAGCGCGAGAAGATAAATAGGAGATAAAGCATGATCCTAAGCTTTGAGGAATACACAGCCCTAGGTGGAACGCTACTGGATGAAGTGGAGTATTCACAAATAGAACCAAGAACCGAAAGCCTTCTAGAAGCCTACATTCGAGAGAAGATTCCATACTGGAAAGTTCAGACTTTGGAAGACTACGGCATGGACCTAAAAAAAGTAGTCCTATACCAGATTGACTTCATAGAAGCACATGGCGGCATGGACTGCTTCGTAGGTTCTAGCGATATGAACTTCATAGGCGCAACCACTAGCGGCTTCTCGTATTCCGTAGATAATGCGAAAACGATAAGGTTCCATGACATACCCTTATCAAGCCTAGCAATATCAGAGCTTGACTACCAATTACTCAAAGCAGGACTAGCCTGCCAGGCGGTATGGTAAAAAGCCCGAGATGGCTTAGGCCGCACACAATAAAAGTCATGAACATTCTAGGCGAAGAAAACCTGGAAGAAATTACGTCAACAGTAACGGTCCAGCACGTAAAGGTTTCCAAAACAAAAGCCCGGACTTATGGACAGACGGGTGCCAGTAATTCCGATACGATCCTCATAACGATAGACGTGAACGATTATAAGGCGGACAAAATTCTAGTTCCCCCTTTAGAATTTAAGACGCCAGACAAGCAGTTCACGTTCAGAACTGGGGACCGTATCGAAGTACACGGAGACATTTACGAGATCACAAATGTGAATATTCTAAATCCCTTGAGAAATACGCCGGAGTTCATAGAGGTAACATGTGAGTGAGTATCATCTAAAAGTTATAGTCGATATCCCGGTGGCCGAGCTACAGGCCAGAGGAACGAAAGCGCTCCGCCGGTCTAGATTGAAGCTGAAGCAGCTTATCGTTCAAGACACGAACAAAAACGTGCCTATCGGAAAAGGAACGCTGAGAACATCAGCTTTAAGATGGGCGGCACAGGATAACGATTGGATCATATGGGACACACCATACGCACACTTCCAACATACAGGAAGAGTTATGATCGGAACCCATAGCCACAGTCCATGGGCTAAACACGGAGAAACAAAAGTCTATACAACTCGGAATTTGAGCTATAGACAAGGAGGTTCGGAGTGGTGGCCTAAGACTTTGAAAGCCAGAAAGACTGCCTGGATGGAAGGCGCTAAAAAGTTTTTTAAGGAGGAATTCAGATGAGTGAAAAGAAGATCATAAAACTGGAAGACGTAAAACAGATTGAAGACGGATTGTACAATTTCTTTTCTTCAATCAATATCAACAACATACCGTGGTGCTTGGAGTACTTTAACGACTCCAAGCACACCGCTTTACTTTTCAAAAGTAGTGGCTACACGGAAGAAATAGAACACTATCTGGGTGGTGGCTACAGGGCTACTTACCCATTTGAAATTTATATTCAAGCAAGCAGAAAGGACACGAAAGCACGCCTGGACTTATCCAGAATCCTGTATGCACTAGTACAAGCACTCGCGGAAGAAGAGGCGCAAGGTTTCCCAAATCTCGTGCTAGACGAAGCAACACCGCAAGAGGTCGCACTCACAACGCTACCTTCAGACTACACGGGAGAAGAGGCCGCGCTTTCAACTTTCTACTGCTCTATGACATTAACCTACGAAAAGAAGGGAAGGTTTGAATGATGACAACAGAACTGCCTAATAGAGAACTAAAGGTCGAAGACAACCTACATTACGTCAAATTTACAGGCTCGGAAAGCTACGTTCTAGCCAATAAAGGGCTGACAAACTGGGAGCAAGCATTGAACGCTACAACTGATGATGGGGTGCAATATATCGGAGAAGCCGGAAGCCAAAGCCAAGTTACAGGCTACGCGCCTACTGTATCCTACGAGGGGCGAGCGTATCCAGGAGACGCATTTAACTACTGGGTGTACTTGCAAGGTAAAGAACAGAGAGTCGGTTCTACTTTTGAAGAGATCGAAGTGGAAACATGGAACGAGAAGACAGCCAAATCTGGGGACTTTGTAGCATATCAAAGAATCTACGAAGTGCAACCAGATAACCCAGGAAGTGGAGAGGCCGGAGGCAAACTAATGTGCTCTGGATCATTTGCACAACAAGGCGATCAGGTAAATGGAACGTTCAACATTAAGACGAAAACATTCACCGCAGACAGCGCCACAGAATAAAGCACTTAACAACATAAGGAGGACATCATGGAACTAAAGTTACAAAAGCAATTATTTAAAGATATCGAAATCGACGGACACAGATTCAGAGTCGATGTAAAGGACACTTCTAAGATCGAAGCCCTAGAAAATTGGGCGACTGAACAGAATGCACTTAGCAAATTCGGAAAAGAATCCTTAAAAGGCTGTCCGGCTTTGATTGATAAAATTCTAGGAGATGGAGCCTTTGAGACCTTATTCAAAGGATACGAAGAAAGCACAGCACAGCTTGAACTTTGCTTCACATTGTACAGCATCTTTCTGGATGAACTTTTAAAGGATCAGCAGGCAAAAGCTGCAGAAGAAGAAAAGAAGAATCTGGATAAAATCGACAAGTTTTGCGAGTCTATGGACAAATTTAACAGGACTATAGAATACGCGAACAAACGATATGGAGGAAGAAATGCTGTGGCTGGAGAGAGAAGACCTTCCGGAAAGCATAGACGCTAACGGAACGATTCTCCCTATCTATGCAGACTTTAGAACCTGGGTCCGAGTTGACAGCGTTATACAAGATAACGCAATACCAGAGGAACTGAAGCTGCCCGTTATTTGTGATCTAATAGGAATCAACCCGTTCGCTTTTAAAGGCAATCAGAAAGACCTATGGAATGCAATAATGGGCTTTTATTTTTGCGACAAAGAGCCTAAGGAATCTTATGCCAAGACAAACGGACGACAAGGCTATCGGTTCGAATACGATATGGACCTTGTATACGCAGCGTTTAGGCAGCAATACAATATAAACCTTTTAGACGCCAAACTTCATTGGTTTGAATTTAAGGCGCTTTTTAACGCCCTAAGCGACGATACTATGATCATACGAGTTATTGGTTACAGAACCAGGGATACTTCAAATCTTAAAGGAGAAGAGAAGAGTCGCGCGCAGCGCCTAGAAAAGTATTACCGCCTGCCTGAGGACAAAGGACCAGAAAAGGAAAGAACACCGCAAGAAATAGAAGCAGAACTTCTGGCCAGATTAGAAACCTAGGAGGTTGAAAAATGGCATCAGGAGCTGATGGAACAATTAAAGTCAAACTAGGACTTGACGACAGCGAATACAAAAGCGGCCTTAGCGGAGCGCATAAAAGTGCGGAAACCTTCGCAGACAAAGTGAAGTCAACCTTCGTAGGCGCAACAGTATTCAAAGCCGCCAGCAAAGGTTGGGACTTAATATCTGGATCAATCGGAAAAGCAACCGCCCGATTAGATGCCATGCAAAAAGCTAAACAAGTTATTGGAGTTTTAGCAGGAAGCAGCAAAAAAGCTGCGAAGGTTGTAAACGAACTAAGTGACGCGGTATCCGATACGGCATACGGATTAGATACCGCCTCGAGTTCAACTCAAAAGCTGGCCACATCAGGGCTAGGCTTAGATAAGTCTACTCGAATGGTAAAGGACATGATGGATGCCGTTTCTTTTTATGGAGACGGAACCAATGAAACCTTAGCCAATACAGTAGACGCAATCGCAAAGATGAACGCATCTGGTAAGATTTCAGCCGATCAATGGCAACGTTTAACAGACGCAGGAATTCCCGTTTTAAAGATTTTCGCAGAGAAGACGGGAAAGAGCATGGGAGAAGTTTCGGACGCATTCTCTAAAGGCGAAATCAGTGCGCAGGAATTCAATGACGTACTGATGGATGCACTAGAAAACGGAACCGAATCCTTTCCAGCCGTAGCCGGAAAAGCCAAGGAAATGGCCGGAAGTTTTGCAACTAGCTTTTCAAACATGTCAGCACGTATCGCAATCGGTATAGCTAACATTATCGAGGCTTTAAACAATTTTTTAACAGATAGTGGTTTACCCAATATTCAAGGAATGATTGCCGGCTTTGGATCAGTAATCAGAAACGTCCTGAATTGGATTGCCGCAGAACTCCCGAAAGCGCTGAATGCCGTTAAGGATTTCTTCGCGCCAACAGCGGAAGCAATTAAAGCCGCAGCAGAAAAGATTCAAGAAGCCTGGAACAAAGTAAAAGACACGGTCAAAGAAAAGCTAGACCCAGGAGACTCACTGAACTTTATCAAAGACGCGCTAGACAGGATCAAAGAAATTCTGCCTCAGATCGTAGAAAAAGTCGGAGAGTTTGCAGCCGCCTTCATTGAAAAATTGCCTGCGATTATAGACAAAGCAAAAGAACTAGGAGAAAAGCTAAAAAAATTAGCTCCTTTGATTGCCGCTGTAGCCGGAGCCTTTGCAGCCTGGAAAGGAATCAAGGCTGTAAGTAATATCGCGAAAACAATCGGTGATGCAGGAAAGAAGATCAAGACATTTGGACACCTAGTATCACAAGGTTCTGGATTGATTGATGGCCTAGCCTACGCCGCATCATCAGGAACAGGCGTGATTGCAAGTATGGCCGAAGCCTTTACACTAGCCGGCGGAGGACTTTCTGGATTAAGCGCAGCTCTTGGAGTAATCGGTGGACCTATCACATTGGTGGTTGTAGCTATCGGAGCATTAGTAGCGGCTTTCGTATATCTTTGGAATACCAGCGACAGCTTCAGAGAATTCTGGATCAATCTATGGAAAGGCATAAAGGAAACTACAGGCCAAGTCATAGATGGAATCGTAAACTTCTTCACAGTAACAATTCCAGAGGCGTGCCAAAGTTTCGTGGAAGCAGCACAGAATCTGGCTACACAAGTAGTTCAATTCTTTACGGTTACCATTCCAAACGGCGTACAAACGCTTGTGACGAACATTCAAACGTTCTTCGGAACAACGATACCTTACTGGATCGGATACGCCGTAGGATACATTCTAGGAAAGTTCGTAGAGTGGGGTCTAAGACTTGTACAATTCGCGACGCAAGACATTCCGCAGTTTATATCGAAAGTAGTGGATTGGTTTAAGCAGCTACCAGGCCAGATCTGGACTTGGCTACTAAACACAATCAACAAAACAGCTGAATGGGTAAGCCAGATGATCCAGAAAGCGATTCAGGCAGGGCGTGATTTTGTATCAAATGCAATCAACTTTATTTCACAATTACCTGGTAAAGTATGGACATGGCTATCAAATACGATCAGCAATGCCGCAAGTTTTGCAAGTCAGTTTGTACAGCAAGCAATTCAAGCAGGAAGGCAATTCTTTAATGGAATTGTAAACAAGGTAAGAGAAATACCAGGACAAATGATTTCAATTGGCTCTGATATCGTAAACGGAATCAGGAGCGGAATCAGCAACGCGTGGAGCGGATTGACTGGATGGCTTGGAAACATGGCCAAGGGCCTTATTGACGGCGTAAAAGGTGCCTTAGGAATCGGGTCGCCTTCAAGACTATTCGCAGATCGTATTGGTAAATGGATTCCGGCCGGAATCACTCTAGGTGTAGAAAGAGCTATGCCAAAGGCTAAGGCCTTTATGGGACGCATGTCTAGCGATTTACTAGAAGCAGCTAACATGGACAGCCTAACTTCAAGATTGGCCCTAGAAGGCAATCCTGGAGCCCTAGGAAGCGGCTTAGGCAATACAGTCGTTTATCAAGTAGATCAGACTATCAACTCTGCAAAAGAGCTAAGACCTAGTGAAATCGCGCAAGAAACAGAAAGAATGGTTAGGAGGTTAGCATGGGCGTAACAGTAATATACACAAACAGCCTGGGGAAATCCGTTGAGTTTTCCGAGGCCTCAGGCATCCGACTAACAACACTAGACGGAATCTCTAAAAATGAGATCACTTTATCAGAATCAAGCGTTTCAAATCAAATAGGGACAACGGTGTCCGGGGCTTCTATTGAGCCCAAGGACATCACCCTAGAGGGGCGCTTTAAATACAACGCAGACACTAGAAAAAAACTTCTAGCTGTAATCCTTCCTGGAGTATCAGCAACACTGCGTTATATCAATACAAGAGCCAGAGTCGATGTATACTGGAAGGTTGAACCTAAAACGACGCCAATCATCACACTCAATGAAACCTGGCAAAAATTCCAGATTGTATTGAGGGCTCCATTCCCATACGCAAGACGTGCAAAGGAAACAAAGGTGACCTTCCAGAGATTGAGGTCGCTCTTTAAATTTCCTCGCTCTTTTTCAAATACAGAGCCCTGGAAAATATCAGAAAAAATTCTAAGTCCACTGGTAACAGTCGACTATAGGGGGAGTATAAATACTGGTTTTCTTTTGACTATGAAAGCGGAGGCAAAAGTGAAGAATCCGAAAATTCTAAACGTGTTTACTCAGGAGCACATATCCTTCGGGCAAGTAGCAGACCTAGAAATGAATATAGGGGACGTGCTAGAAATAAGTACTTTTGCAAACGAGCAATACTGCCACTTGATACGAAACGGAAAAATAGAAAACATTTTCTGGATGACAGATTATGATTCCGAGTTTTTTCAGATTCAACCCGGAGAAAACGTACTGAATTATACAGCAGAGGAAAACCCCGGAAGTCTGGATGCACTTCTACGGTTTGAAGAAGTACTGGCGGGGGTATAGATATGCACTATTATGTTTACGACAGAGAAGGAAAACGACAAGGACCGCTCCAGAACATAACCAGCGTGCAATGGAACCCAAAATATTATGAAACAGGAAAAGCCGAGATTCATGTAGAATATACGGACTTCAATACAAGATATCTACAGAAATGGAACCGAATCGTTTGCAAGGAAAGAAACGAGATTCTCTTTATAGAATCCGTAGAAAGACTTGCAAAAGAAATTGTAGTACTCGGTCATATGGACAATTTGGAGGACCGTATAAACCTCTATACTTTGACCGTTCGAAATGTAGAACAATCGCTGCTCGGTAACTTTGAAAAGAACAAGCGCGGATTGGATATAGTAATCGGAGAGAATACAGGCCTTCCTGGAAAACTTGAGAACGCATCCGACACAACATACGACACGCTCAGGACCATGGCTCAGAAATACTGCCAGCTAGTAGGCTACGGCTACAGAGAAGTTCTAAAAGGGACTACACTGAATTACTTCGAAATCTACACAGGATCAACAAAGAACAAGCTGAGGTTTTCAGACAGACTTGGAAACCTAATCTCACAGACTTTTATCGAGGATATATCAGGGTATAAAAACTATGCTTACGTGTACGGAGAAGAATCTGGATCAGGCCGAAAAAGCGTGATCGTAGATCTTCGAACAAAAGAAGAGCCAAGGATGGAGCTATATGTGGATGCCCGAGATTTACAGTCTACATATAAAGATGCCTCAGGAAACGAGCAAACCTATACGGAAGAGGAATATATCAATTTGCTAAAAGAGAGGGGCCTCAATAAGCTAGCAGAGGCTAGAAAAGGCTCTTCTAAATTTGAATTTGAAATTGATGCGGACGACAAGAAGGCCGTCCTTCAAAAGGACTTTGACCTAGGAGACGTGATACCGTGTCTAAGCTTTAAATTCAATTTATTCACGTTTGCAAGAATCTCAGGCCTTAAGTTTGTAGAAGAAAGTAATTTACAGACGCAGGTCACTCTTGAATTAGAATTTGTAGAGGTTCAAGAAAGCGCAACAAAAATGAAAGGAGGGGGCTCATGACAGCATACCCTTTAGACAATACGGAGTATCTGGCAGAAGATCTGCGGATGTTCCATGCCGGGAGAACACCTGGCCTTTTTAATATCACCGGTGAAGACTTCAAAGTAAAAATTGCCGGCGGTATGAATATATCAGTCAGTAACGGGCTCGCCTTTTTAAAGACATCCAGCGACGGAATAGGTGGTATCGTTTACTCGCCTAAAGACGAAACCACCCTGACAGCTACTGCTGCTACAAATTACACTAGATACGACTACGTTGCCATTCGATATGACAAGATTAGCAATTCATGCGGTCTTGTCTATCAGGAAGGAACGCAGTCAATGCCTACACCTATTCGAAATTTAGAGCAGTACGAACTGATTGTTGCCATTGTAGTTTTAAAGGCATCAGTTGGAGAAATCACGCAAGAAATGATTCAAGACGTAAGACTTGACGAAAACTACTGCGGACTAACGGTTGATACTTTAACGCGAGTACCGACACAAGAACTATATGATCAATTCCAAAGTTTCTATGAAAGAATTCAGAAGGAAAATGAAGATATTCAGTACACCAACGGTGAGAAATTCAGAAAGTGGTTCGAGTCTTTAGAAGAAACGCTTCAAGGCGAAGTCGCAACAGCATTAGCCGGACGCATTCTAAGCCTAGAGAATATGCTTCTAGATAATCACATTTATACAGAAGTCATGGTGGATGCAGACACAACATTAACCGACGAGGAAGGCTCAAACGTTCTAGCAGATTGGAAGTACCGAGTTCAATAAAGGAGGAACATTATGCAGATTAAAGAAATAAATGTATCAAGATCCGTATGTTTCAACATTGGGCAACAGTATAGCAATGAAGTACTTGTGATCCATTTCAAGGGACTACCGGATTTACCTAACAAATACATCTATGTGAAAAAAGATAACTATGAAAAAGAAGTTCCTCTAGTTGGTGATTTGTATGTAGTATCAAGACCGTTGACAACATATAGTGGTGAAGTTAACGCACAGATTATAGCTAGAGACCCAGGAAGTACTCCTATAGCACTAACTCCGAACTTTAAGATGATGATTGCACCCAGTAATTACAGTGGTATCGGAGAGGATGAGAACTATCCGGATGACCCAAATATCAAGAATTATTTTGTGAAGATTGACGAAAAAGTAAATTCATTTGAGGAATTAGCAAATCTAGTTCAAACTAAATTGGATAACGGAGAATTTGTAGGTGCTCAAGGTCCGAAAGGTGAAAAAGGCGACCCCGGTGAAAAAGGTGACCCCGGTGATGTAACTGAGGAGTATAGAAATCTAGCTAGTCAAATCGCACAGAACGCCTCAGACGCTCAAGCCAGTGCTACAAATGCACAAACCAGTGCGACAAATGCTCAAAAAGCCTTGGATGATACGAAAGAATTTGCGAATCAAACAAAAACAGAATTGAATCAAATCAAAACTGATACAAGCTTATTAAAAGATGAAGCTAATACGAGCGCAGTAAACGCGAAAGCTTCAGAAGATAAAGCAAAGGAATATGCCGACAATTTGCAAGCATCCACTGAGGATATTAGCAAACTAAAGGAAGACATAGGAAATAAAGCTCCTGCAATAATAGAAAAAGCATTAGGAAAAACTATCATTATAAATGATTCTTCGAACCTTCCCATAAAGACATTGTCCGGAACAGGAAAAGTCATAATTACAGGGAAAAATATTCTTGATGATACAAAAAAGGGAGAATATTTCTTCATTCCATTCGAAGCAAAAGTTGGTACGGCATTCACACTTATCACCAACGGAGAATTGAGTGTAGGTGGAAATATCAGGTTTACAGGCGAGAATGGTGAAGATGTATGGTTTGCAATAGATGCAGGGGAAACAAAAGTTTCTCAAAAAATTCAAGCAAATGTAATAGGATATACGAATTTGCTTACACAAAAAGAGGGACTGAAATACTGTTTTTCTGTTGGAGAAAATGATGAATACGAAGAGTATGTGGAACAAGTAATCACCGCTCCAGTTGATAGCGAGCAATTAAAGGCGATTCACACAAATTACCCTACAACCGTACTGACATCAGAAAACGAAATATCTGTTGAGTATGTAGCGGATACGGAAGAATATATCGAAAAGAGAATTAAAGAAGAGAATCAATCCCTGCAAAAACAAATTCTCGAAATTCAAAACGCTTTAATTAGTCAGAAAATTTCGGATGTATAATCCAAGCTAAAAGCAGTGCAAAGTTGCCAATTCAGAATCTAAGAGTATTCGGCGTTGGAGCAGAAACTTGGAAAGAAATCATGTAGTAAACTAAATAAGAATTAAATAGATTAAATATTAAAAAAAGGAGGAATATAGAATGGCAGGAAAACAAGTTACAGAGCTAGACACATTGCCTAGCTTTACAGATACAAGTTTATTGCCTGTACACAATGGTGCAGGATTAAAAAAAGGTTCATTAACACAATTAGCAGACTATTTAGGGAATAAATTCAGTAATCCGAATTTATTGATTAATCCGGATTTTAAAATCAACCAAAGACGTGCAAGCAACTACGAAAAGCAAGGCTATTCAGTAGATAGATGGAAGATTTGGAATGTTACGGTTACTCCAAATGAAAATGGAGGTATTACAGTCACAAATGACAAATACACAGATACCGGAACATTTATCCAAACTTTAGAGAACGCAACAGAAGGTGACTCTACATTATCGTGCTATGTGGAATCTGTAAGTGGAACGGTGACTATGGTCGCAGATGATGACTCACAAGTAATATTGAAGCAAGGATTAAACGTTGTACATACAAGTAATAGCACAAAAGTGTTTACAATCTTTTTGAATCGAGGAACTAGCATAACTCTTAAATGGGTCAAATTGGAGCAAGGTAAAGTAGCTACGGAATTTATTGCTCCAAATCCCGCAGAGGAATTAATTAAATGTTGCAGATTCTATCAAAGACTTCAAGTAATGTATACGACATATGGTGTAGCAGACCAACATTATTATCATAAATTACCACTTATAACAGCTTTAAGAATAAATCCTACAGTGAATATCGAAGATCAATATAATTTCAATGTGAAAACAAAAAAAATAGAATGGCGATCGGATGGAACAGGGTGGCTTAATCTAGATGTAGTAGCTCAAAGTGATGCTCAAACAGTATGTCAACTTATTTGTTCATGCGACGCAGAAATTTATTAGGAGGAACTATGAACGACGAATATAAAGTATATGTATCCTTGCAAGATGGATACATCACATCTATTAATTCAGAAATCTTTTTATCACAAGAAGAAATGTCAACTATGACAGAGATTGACAAAGGGGAAGGCGATAAATACGCTCACGCTCAAAGTCAATATCTAGAAAAAGGATTAGTAGACGAACATGGAAGATATAACTATAAATATGTGGATGGTAAAGTGATTGAGGTTGCAGAAGCAGACAAACCAACAATTGAAGAACCAGAGCAACAGGCAACCGCACAGGATAAGATTGAAGCGCAGGTCATGTACACGGCCATGATGACAGATACACTTCTAGAAGAAAGCGAGGCTTAATTTATGTTTGAAAAAATCAAAAGATTTTATGATCTAAAACTATATACAGATAAGCAGGTAAGAAAGTTCTGTGAAAAAGGATTCATCACAGCTGATCAGTATAAAGAAATCACCGGAGAAACATACTAACACTGGAAATAAGAAGGAGCTAAAAAGCTTCTTCTTTTTCATAAATAGAAGGAGGTCCAGAATATGAGAAAAGGACAAAAACTTACAAAAGGCGGATATCAGCTTTTAGGCTTTCCGATGGAGTACATGAATGTAACTCAAGGAAACAACGTAGGAACACACCTAGGAACAAACGCCTTAGACAACGCAGGAAAGGACACAGGAATTGACGAAACAATCGCACCGTGCGATTGCCACCTAGTAGCCTACGACTCGGCAAGAAACGGAAATGCTGTATTCCTAGAATCTGACAAGAAAGTTCTATTTAGAGACGGAACGATCGACTTTGCCACATTTATGTTTATTCACGACAACTATATCGAGGATATCAAGAAAGTAAAATACTTCAAGCAAGGTGACACTTTCGGGGACGAAGGGACAACCGGATACGCTACAGGAAACCACAGCCACATGGAAGTCGCAAAAGGTAAATTTACGCACTGCTATGACCGCAATGCACAAGGCACTTATCACCTTCCAAACAACGTGTCCGCAGACCTTGCATTCGTAACAGACGGAACTGTGATTTTAAATAAAGGATCATTCGCAAACTGGACAGATTCAAGTCACGTGCCATTCAATCAAGGAGGCCAGACTTCTACGGGATCAGCATCCGTGCTAAACGGTATCCCTTCAGACTTTGTATACGAAAAAGCTACATTCTATCCGGCTTGTACAATCAAGATCAGACGCGCGCCAAGCCTAAAAGGACAAGATACAGGCCTAACATATATCAAAGGGCAGCATGTAAACTATGACGGGTACGTTCGTCGAGAAGGCTACGTGTGGATCAGCTGGATTGGTGGCGACGGAACACGACGATGGATGGCCGCCGGAGAATTAAATTCAGCAGGAGTAAACGTAAAGCCATACGGAACATTTAAATAGAAAGGATCAGCAATAGAACACAATGAATCGAAGAATAAATAGAAGATACCAGACACCTCTACGCCCAGACTTTGCACATTTTCTAATCGAGGAACAAGGACTGAGCGACAAACAGAAAAAAGTTGTATACCAGCTAAGAAGCAAAACGCAAGACTCGCAATGGCACTACCAGGACGCAGGCATGTCAAAAGACGAATTCGAAGAAACCGTCAAAGATTTAAATGACTACTACTGGGCCCTTTTGGTAGATATGGCCTTCGGATTTTACAAGCTAAAGAAGGACAAAAGAGGGACGGTTCCAGACATGAAAATATAAGAGAATATAGGTGAAAAGAGGTAGAACACAATGAACACACCATACTTCAATAATTTCATGCCGCAGCCTGGGCAGTTTGGAATGCCACAGATGCAGGCACCGACTCAACAAATGAACCAGATTCAATTTGTAAACGGAATCGAAAGTGCTAAAGCTTTCACTCTAGGACCGAACCAGTCCGTGATTTTAATGGATAGTAACAAGCCTATTTTTTATCAGAAACAAGCAGACGCAAGTGGCTTCTGTACGATCAAGGCTTATAGCTTCCAGGAAGTGAAAGAAGATCAACCGGAAGACAAGTACCTCACGAAGGCAGAATTCCAGGAATGGCTTTCAAAGGTAGAACAGAACGCGAGAGGAGGCAACCGTCATGAATCCACTACTTCAAAATAGACCAGGAGGAAACGGAAACATGCTGCAACAATTTCAGCAATTTAAAAAGATGCTAGGGACGCAAGACCCGCAGCAACTTCTAAATGAGCTGATGGCCTCCGGAAAATTTACGCAGGCTCAACTGGATCAAGCCAAACAAATGGCTGAACAGTTCAAGGGCTTTCTAAAATAGGATTTTGCAAAATCAAGATAGATAAGAAAGGAGAACACACATGGACAACTTATCATTATCTGATATCGCTTCTGTAACTGGAAACAAAGATGGCTTTCTAGAAGGAAACGGGATTATCATTCTAATTTTATTCTTTTTGATTTTTGGATTTGGTGGCGGAGCCTGGGGAAACAACCAGCAAGGCACACAAGCAGAGGTTCAGCGCGGATTTGATACACAAGCTATTATTAGTAAGCTAGACGGAATCACAAACGGAATCTGCTCAAACGCATACGAAAACGCGCAGCTAATCAACCAGATGAACGTGAACCAAATGCAAAACGCAAACACAACGCAGATGGCCATGATGAATGGCTTCAACAATGTAAATAGTTCTTTATGCCAAGGTTTCGGAGGAGTACAGGAAAGCATTAACAACCTATCTCATCAGATGGAACAATGCTGCTGCAACTTAAAGACTCAAATGATGCAAGACAAATATGATGCCTTGAAAACTCAATATGATCAAAGCTTGCAGGCAATTTCAAACAGCGTACAAACTCAAAACATTTTGAGCCAATTAGGACGATATTACACAAATCCGCCTTACTACCCACAATACGGAACTTACTACCCAGCAGGCGCTACAGTAGCCTAGAGGTAGAGACATGATCCAAGTCGTCAACACGACAAGCGCAACACTAGCAGCAGGCGCAACGATCCCACCAGGAAGCGTTCAGACTCGGACAAACAACAGAGTCAATCTAAATGGAAACGCTCTGGAGATCGTAAAACCTGGAACCTATAAAGTGGATGGAAGCTTCGTGATTTCAGCAACTGCAGCGGGAACAAATCAAGTGCAACTTTACGCCAACGGGACAGCAGTCCCGGGAGCCCTAGCACAAGTAACAACAACCGCAGCAGACAACGTGATCACTCTTCCAGTATCCGCTGTCATTCAGGCAGCACCAGCTGCACCAGGAAACAAGGTCGCTCTAACGTGGGTTACATCAGCAGCCGGAACTCTGATCAATGCATCAGAAACGGTTTCTAGAATAGTATAGGTGATTGAAGGCATGCCAGATGGCGTGCCCTTTTTAGTAGGAGGTAACGAGGATGAGTAGACTTACAAACAAAGCATGGTGGGAAGCAGCAGGAGTTCGAGCAATCAAGACAATGGCTCAAACAGCGCTAGCCTCTATCACCGTAGGCGCAGCCGTTCCGGACGTAAACTGGATGTACGCAGCAAGCACAACGGTCGTGGCAGGCGTATGCTCGATTCTAACAAGCCTAGCAGGTTTGCCAGAAGTAAATGAGGAAGAATAATGACTGATACAATTCTGGTTGCGATCATATCCGGACTTTGCGTCGGAGTACCTTCAGTCCTAGCAACCTGGACCAGCAACTCCAAACATTCGGCCTTGCTGGATTACAAGGTAGAACAGATGGACAAAAAGGTTGACAGCCTGGCGAAAAAAATCGAAAGCCATAACGAGCTGGAGAAGGAAGTGGCTACACTAAAAGAACAGGTTAAAGATCTTTCGGAACGGATCAAGGGAATGCTTGAAAAATAG